CTTGATCTATATCTCCACCACCTGCGTTTCTAACAGCATCTGCAGTAAATACAAACTCATTTACACTTAATCTTGCAGGCACATCGTCAGCTTTTTCTTCTCTACCAATAGGTACAAACCCACCTTCAGCTCTATAATCCTTTTCCATACCACCAAGGTCCATTAACCCACCTTCTTGTTTACTTATTCTACCACCATAAGCATTTGGTTTCATTTTATCAACATCTAAAGCGTCTAATTTTCTTACATTGTCAGCTTTTTTCATCATTTCTAGTTTACCTGCATAATCTCTACCACTACCAAGTCTAAGTAATTGACCTTCAATACCTTCTATGCCAGGATTAGTACCAACAATAAATTCTTCTACTGTTGCATCATCCATGTGAGGCAAGAATTTTTGCATGTACATTTTTAAACCTTCTTTATCTTTTTTTCTAAACATCTCAACAACTTCTAACATTCCTCTGTGTAAGTCAGGATCGTTTTCAATCATTCTTTCAAAATTTTTTTTACCAAAAACTTTCTCTAAAAATCTACGAGATGAACCTGTAATACCAAGTTGAGCTAGTTTACCACCAGCAAATCCTATTCTCCCACCGTTAGCTGCTGATTCAGTTTTATATGTTTCAATCATTTCTGTTGGTGTAAATTTTCTAGCAGATACAGCCGGTAAAAAATTTAATCCTGCTGCCATGCCTTGTTTTTGATCTAATATGTTTGCAGATTTTTTAAGGTCTGATAACGCTAATGCTGTTTGATCTGGAGTCATAGCACTAGTGGTTCCATCTTCATTTTTTTTAGTAAATAATCCTGCTACTGCGCCACCAATTGCCGGTAAAACATATTTATCTATACCACCTTCACGATATTCTTTACCGTCTTTTTCTTTTTTTTCACCTTTAAATAAAGTATCAAAATAACTTTCATAACCTTCTGGCTCTCTGTCAACTCTTGCTTGTGATTCTTCTTCTAATTGTTTATAAGTTTTTCCAGTAAGAGCTGATTCAATTGGGTCTTTAATATATTTTTGAAAGAACGATCCAATACCATATTGTTTTCTACCATCCATACCCATGATACCACCATACGCTGCCATCTGTCTGTCAGGTAAAACTGGTCCTGTTGGTTTAGGTGCAAACGGGTTAACTGGTTTAGTTGGATCTTGTGGTAACGGTTGACCACCAGAAAATTTATTCATTAATCTCATCATTTCTTCTCTAAACTCTTCTAACTCATCTTCATTTAATTCTTTGTAAGGTTTGCCAAACATTCTAAAAGAATGTTCATCTTCATCTCCATCTCTGTAAAAAGGATCATCAACTGAAGTCATCATCATTTCTATTTCTTGTGGAGATTTAGGACCTTCGTTTCCTCTATATTTAATAGAAGGTGCGTTTGTCATTAATTCCTCTGAAATATTGATATCTGTTATTGCCATGGTTTTGCCACTTTACTTTGTTTTTGACCATAAATCAAGAGGCGGCATGATAACCTTTACATCTTGAGCCATGTCTTCTGGTTTATATCCTTTAGCTTCCCAATCTTTTTTTTCTTTAAAAAGCTCACCTGTTTTCTTATGTCTATATGTTTCTTCTACTTTTGCATTTAATATTTCCATTATGTTGTTACCTCTTTCTTAATGTTTAAATAGCTTACGCCAAATGTAAAAGCGTCAGCACTACCTGCTTTAATTGTAAAGGTTTTTCCACCCTCTACTATTAACGGTTGGGTTAATAATTCTTTACTTTGATTAGCTACTAATGCTGCAGATTGTATAACAACAATACCATTATTAGTTACTGTGGGTGTAGGAGTTCCTGCAGATTTAACTATAATTGATTTAATAACATATGTTTCACTAACTAATGGATTGCCTGTACCAAAAGGATTGTTTTCAGCATTACCTGTGTCGCCATTTAATCCTGCAAATTTATATCGGTTTACTACTGCCATTAATCTAAAAAGAAACTTCTAGCTTCTATCTCCTGTTTTAATTCTTGTTGAAAAGATGTATTTAATTTTTCTAATACAGCATCTAAATCTCTAATTAATGATTGAGCTACATCTACTTCATATTCATCACTAGCTCTAGTTAATGTTTGTACTATCTTAGCCATTATAAACTTGCAATGCCTCCTCTACCATAATCTTTTCTTCCTTTACTTCCATCATAAGTACCAAAAGCACCTTCTTTTCCCTGTTTAGAAGTATTAAAACTACCACTATCACCACCATTATTAGAAGCAGCGTTTATGTTTTGTAATATTCTAAGGTCATCTTTTTTTAATTCTTTTCTAACTTGATCTAATTCGTAATCAGCTATTTCTTTGTTTAATTTATTTAATCTTTCTTTAGGCATTGTCTTTTCATATTTATTTTTATATTTATTTAATTGATCAATGTAATCATTTGTTCCAAACAGTGATATAACGTTTTGACCGGCTAACACGGAGTCAGGTCCATATTTAGTTAAACCTGATTGATCAGTTCCAAGCATATTGTTTTTACTTAAATAAGTCATTTGATCTTTAAGATAAGGATTAAAATTCATTGAACCTTCTCTTAATGGATTTCTTAAATAACCTAAACCAAGACCTCCAGCCATTAATGGCAATGCCATTCCCATACTACTACCACCAATTAAAGCTTTAAGACCTTGATTTGCTATCATGTTCATTGGATTAAAACTTACTTTTTTATTTGTAAAAGGCATTCCAAAAGTGTACTTAGGTTTACTTTTATTTAGACCTAACATTTCCAGAGCTTGCTCTATTCCATATTTTTTAGCGTACTCTATTAATAAAGCTTCCATTATCTTCTTCCTCCAGATTGTATATCTAATCTAAAAGTTCCTAATTTCCAAGTCGTATCCACTGCTGTATTTGATATAGTTAATGCAATTGCTCTAGCTCTTGCACGTGTATCTACTTTGCTTGTAGAAGTTGTTACTGTAAAAGGTCCTAGTGATGAACTAGATGCTGTATTGTTAGGATAGTTTCTTAAATCTAATTGTATGATTGCATTTCCTTGTTGACTAATAAAGTCAGGAATAATTCTACTAACTCTCATAATGTTTTCACCATCACCTCTAAGGTCAGCCATATTAGTTGCTGCTCCTCTTATAACTTTTTGTGTAATATCATAATCTCCAGATGTAATGTTAGCTGGTATAGCTGTAGCTGGAGTTGCTGCTAATTGTTGATTAACACCTAGTTCATGTTCAAAATAAATTGTTGTTCCATCTGTGTTACCAGTTACATCAAAAGACGTATCTGTGCCTGCATCATATTGAGTTCCGTGTGGTAAACCAAATACCGAAGAATCTTCCCAAGTTGTTCTTGGAAATAAACTACTTGCATTTGTAAACCATATAGGTCGTTTTGCTGTTGAATCTAAATAACTATATGTAACGGCTCTATTAATTACGTTAGATGTATTAGTTGGATAGAACCAAGTTATTTCACCAAACAAGTTATTAATACCACAATAAATTAATTGGTTAGAAGTAGTGTTAAGATCATCATAAACATAGTCTTCAACTAAACAGTCCATAGATTCTAGTTTACCGGTATATCTAAAGAAACCATTTTCAGACATCCAGTACGCAGCACCATCAACTTCAACAGCTGCATTCATACCTATTAATCCACAGTTAGTACCAACTTGTTCATAAGCAAACACAAAGTCACCACCCACAAAACGCATGGTAAATAAAGCTGTGTCTGTCCAAACATATAATGCATTTCTACCAAGTTTAGCTCCCATGATCCGTGATCCATCGGCCAGTCTTTGTATACCAGCACTATTGATTGCTGAAGGTGTGTAATCATTAATATTTTCTTGATCAGAAAATCTTATAAGCATATCATCTTGTGTAGCTTTATTACCAATAGTTGTTTCTGTTCCAAAAAACACTAAGTGACGGTCAGGTGTGGAGACTAACATATCACGTGACGCTGTTGGTGCACCTGATATAATAGTTGCTCGTGTAGATGTTGCATTAGCTGCATCGCCGTCCCATTCAAAACATTCACCATTATGTATTAATGCTATTAATGTTGATCCTAAATTGTCTAATGACCATAAACCAGGATCTGTTACTTGGTCTGTGTTAGCTGCTGCTGATCCCCATCCAGTCCAACTAGATGTATTAGTAACCGTGTCACCACTACTATGAGCTGCTCTGGTTGAACCACGTGCTGCTCTTGTAATTCCTGTTAAATCACTTCCAGAAATACCTGTGTAAGATATTTCTTCTGTGCCTACTTGAATGTAATTAGTTCCTGAAGATGGAAAACCTGCAGTGCTAGTTAGTGTAATTGATGTTCCTGATCCACCGGTACCATTTGCATCGTTTAATAACGCTCCATTTAAAGTAGTTGTAAGTGATCCTAAAATATTACCACCCCATAATGATATACCCCAACCAAACGCTCCTGTTTGTTCTGCTGGTCCAACATGATAATATTGAAAATAAGTTATGCCACCTGATGTAGTTGCACCACTTCCGGTTTCAACGCTAGGCATTGTAATTGTAAAATTGTTACCATCTACAATAGATGTAACCATAAATTTTTTATCAGCAAAATCTGCAGCTCCAAAATTAGAATTAGTAATAGCTGAAAAAGTAGAAGCATTTCCAAACAAAACTATGTCACCTGCTTGAAAGTTATTTGCGTTAGCTGTTATAGTGACTGTTGCTGATCCGTTAGTCGTGCTAAATGCACTTGTAATAGCTGTGCCTGATGGATTAGTTAAAGGATGTATATCATAATACACACCTCCAGAATAAACATATAAAATTCTATTAGTTCCTATTGCTGCAAATTTTGTAGAATCTTTATTAACAAAATGATGCAAACCTCTTGCTGCACCTGTTAATTTATCTTGTCCTAATTGATTCCAACCACCTATTTTTTCAGGAGTGCCATATCTAAAACGTACATTTTCACCGCCTGTCCATTGAGACTCAGCTCCGGTAGATGTAACTTGTTTATTGAATCCTGGTAAAAACCCTAATTTTTGTAGCATATAAAAAACCTGTTTATTAGGTGTTATATCAGATTGTGAGTGATTTCAATAGGTTTAAAGCAGAGGGAATCTGTGGTGGATCATCCCCCTGCAAGCCTAATGTATAGACTATTTTTTAATTTTTGTCAATACAGCACCTTTAAACCAAGAAGGTACGCCTAGTAAAGGTCTTTTATCTAAATAATTTTCTTTGGCTAATTTAGAATTAGCTTTGTTATAATGTAAAAATACTTGTCCACAATTTTTGCCTTTAAATTCTTCTCTCCAATGTTCAAGATCACAACCAGAATAGATTAACATATCACCTGGTTCTAATTCTACTTTAACTCCAGCTTGACCTTCTTTTCCTGTTGGATCTAAATAAATTGGCCATGGATCACCACCTAAATTTAACGTAGTAGATATCTCACACGAGTATCTATCTTTATGTCTAGCTAGCACATCTCCTTTTTTATATAATCTTGCATAAGAATAAGTTTCTGATAGTTTTAATTTTGTATGTTTTTCCATTACAGGTTTTACTTCTTGTAATAAAGTTTCCATTGCAATATCACTATAATGTGAATAAGTATTTGGAGCTTGATGATCAGCCCATATACCCCAATATTCTGTAAATGGTGATATGTATTTTTCATCAAATAAAAACTTTGCTACATTTCTTTTATTATAAAAATATTTATAAACAAAATCTGCTAATTCTTTTGATATTGCATTTTTTAAAACACTATATTTATTTTTTTTAAACGACATTTAATACTCCTTTTGGTATTGCTTGGCAGTTAAAATGTATGAATCTAAATGGGTTATATCCCATATCTACAATGTACTGATGAGGTAAGTATGATGGAAAAAATATTATTCTACCTGGTTTTACTTGATAATTAATTTGTGATGATGCGTAAGTTACTTTTGTTTTATCTTTTTCTGGTAATAAATTCATAATATTACCTGGTCTCGGGTCTTCAAATAATGGCATAGATGTAGACTCATCTGCTTTTAAAAAATAAAAACCAGATATGTGGCCGTTCCAATGAGTGTGTAAAGTATGGTGACCACCACCTTTTTGAGCAAATTCTTGAACCCACATCTCCGTTGTAAACAATGAATACTTAGTTAAGTCAAAACCCATTTCATTTAATAAGTTATGAGATGTTGCACCTATGTAATTTTGTAATTTTGCAAAGTTAGGGTCACCAATTAATGTTGTTGAATGAAATACATGACCCATATCACCTTTGTTACCAAATTTTTTATTACGTTTATCTATAGCTGGTTTTAATAATTTCTTTGATTCTTCAATATATTTGTCTGATGCTTTGTTTAAATCATCTACAAATGCTGGTTCGTCTGCAAACCATATAGGACATTTAAAAAATTCTTCTAACTGTAATTGTTTTGGATAACCACTTATTTCTTTTTTTAATTTTTGTTTTCTAGCTTTAGATTTTTTCTTTTTCATATTTATCCTTTATTTATATGGCCATCCTAAATTCCAAATAACCAAACTGTTTCTTTCTCCACTTTTAACTGGACATACTCTATGCCACACAAAACCAGGAAATACAACTAAAGATCCTTTGGGTAATATTTCGATACACTTTTTAATGTTAGGTTTTTTATCTGGGTCTAAATTTCTAAAATCAAATTCTAGTTCACCACCTTTATAATCTTTAGGATCAGATAAGGTAACGGTCACAGATAATTTTCTAATCTTACCATGTGAAGGATCACCTTCTTGTCTTTGATAAGGTCTATCCCAACCATCACAATGCCAATCATAATATTGACCTTTTTTATATTTTGTAAACTGACAAGACTCAGAAAAATCCCATTGAAAATTCCAACCAGCATTAGCATTTGCTTGATGAATATAAGGTTGTATTTCTTTATAAATCCATCTATCGTTCATCCAAACAATATTAGAATCTCTTTTTGTTTTTAAATCTTTAATTTGTTTTTGATTTAATTTTTTAGAATCACCATAACCACCTGTTACTGCCATCTGGTCTTGTATAGATTTACCATACTTAACAATATCGTCACAAATACGTGATGGAATTGCTGATTGAAAATACCAATAATAATTTGTAAGGTTCATATCTCTTTATGAACTTAATATAACATTTATTAAGAAACTGTCAATGTTCCTGAAACTGTAAATTTAGCAAACTTATCTGTAGAAGATGGTACTGTTCCTGTTGTATTAGTGCATGGAGTTACCGCGAATGTAACTGCACTAGGTCCTCTCACTACTACAATTCCTGGACCTCCAGTTCCACCATTTTGTCCATGATTACCACCACCGCCACCACCACCAGTATTATTTGTTCCATTTCCACCATCAGATCCTCCACCGCCAGCTCCTCCTGAACCAGCTCCTGATGGGCCATCTCCACCGCCACCACCAGCGTAAGTAGTATCTGGTCCTAAAATTGTATTGGGTGCTCCAGCTCCACCAGGTCCACCACTATTGTTACATGTATTAGTACCTACAGCAGTAGCTCCACCACCTCCACCACCACCAGATTCACTTCCATGAGGGTGAGGTGATCCATATCCTAAACCACCATTATTTCCTTGAGGCGGACTTACTGGAGGCGAGTTACCAGAAGCGGCTGAAGCATTACTCCAACCTTGTCTACCACCACCAGATCCTCCTGCTCCTGCACCATTTTCAGTTCCACCACCTCTACCACCACCAGCAGATGTTATACTGTCAAGTACAGAACTATTTCCTTGAGTAGAAGATGTAGGACCTCCAGGAGCCATACCTGTTCCACCACCTCCAACTGTAATTGTATAATTTCCTTCTTGTATAGTCAAAGCGGGAGCTTGTAATGGACTTGGTCCATATCCAGAAGCTCTATAGCCACCAGCTCCACCTCCACCACCATTTTCGTTATAACCTGGTTTGTTTCCACCACCACCACCGCCTCCGGCTACAACTAAATAGTCAAGTGAATAATTTATTAAAAGTCTTGGCCATGTTCCTTGACTCTTTGCACTAAATTGACTTTGCATTGACCACACACCACTTGCTTTACTTAATTCTTTTGTAAGTACGGCTCCATCTGAACCATTACCACCTGCAGCACTATTGCTTCCTCCACCACCGCCACTTCCTTGTCCTGCAGCATTTGATCCAGCAGCACCACTTGCTGCACCAGCTCCACCACCACCTGATCCACCAGTTCCTGTATCAGTATTAGGTGGATGAGAAGAACCTCCACCGCCGCCAGCAAAAACTCCACAAACACCAACAGTGGTTCCAAAAGCAGGGGATAAATCTGTTCCATTTCCACCATCACCAGCTAAATTATTTGGTCCACATGCATTTCCACCAACTGCTCCAGATCCTCCACCACCAGCACCAACTCCGGTTAGAGGAGAAGGGCCTATACCTATACCACCATTATTTCCTTGACACGCTGTTCCACAACCTCCGGCAAAAGGACCACCTGAATTTCCTCCAGATCCTCCACCACCAGATCCTCCTGGAGATCCATCATTTTTAGAAGGATTGTCGGGACCAGTTCTTGTTCCACCTTTTCCACCACCTGTTACTGTATAAGTTGTACATCCAACTATAAAACTTGAATTAGAACCATCAACGCCGGCATTTTCTGGAGCAGATCCACCAGCACCACCACCGCCTATTGTGACAGGAAATGGTGCACAAACTGAAAGTTGGCCAACACATGTTAAACCACCAGCTCCACCACCACCGCCAAGGTTAGAACCACCGCCACCGCCACCGGCAATGACCGCTGCGTTAAGTAATCTAGTTCCTGGTTGTAGAGTGAGTGTTCCGGAAGATGTTTTAGATGTAACCGTGCACTTCCCGAAAGAAGCTTTATTTATTTTACCGATTATGCCGCCATTTGATCTGGCCATTTGAGTCTCCTATTCGGACACCCAAGCTGTGCCATTCCAATCGTACTTGGTAGGTGTTTCCGATGTGTCGTTTGATTTAACTGCTTCCCAACCTTTAGTGTTGTCAGCTTGATATTTTGTTTCGTTCCAAGAAATTATGTATCCAACATCACCTTCTTCTGTAACTGTTGGATAAGTTATTGGTGCTTGCCAATCGTCACTTGAATCAAGCGACCATGAAGCATGAGGTTGTTGTGTTAAAAATTTATCTTTTATAGGATCATAAACAAATCCTATTCCTGCGTATTGTTTTCTAAAATTATTATTGTAAGAAGTTTGTTTCCAAATACCACCATTAAAAAAATTTACACACCATGTTTCACCATCTTGGTGCATATCGTTATCTCCAAGAGTTCCGCCGCCTGCAGCAATATCATTGCCTACAACAACTACTCTTTCTACTACTTGATGAGTATCTGAAGTATGTCCTGTTGGATCTACTTTTGTTTTTAATTCTGCGAAATGTGCCATATTATTACTCCTTAAATTTATATTTATATTAAAATTTTAACTTGTTGTCAACGTTCCAGTTACTGTAAATGTTGCTACTTTACAACCTCCAGCAGGTCCTGGTAATGTTGCTATAGTATTAGTTCCAGGGGCAACTGATGCACATGTAGATCCAGGAAATCTTATAACTGCAATTCCTGGGCCACCATTTCCACCAGCTCCATTTGGTGTGCTTCCACCAGCTCCACCATTTCCTCTATTAGTTGTTCCAGCTGAACCAGCCCCACCTGGACCTTTAGATCCTCCAGCTCCTCCAGCAGCGTATGTTACATCTGAATTTGTTATAGTGTTTGGCACACCTGCACCTGCAGTTTGTCCAGAGCCAGCACCGCCAGCTCCACCTCCGCCACCACCTAAAGCAGGACCACCACCGCTTGGAGGAGTACCATTAGGCCCTCCAGCAGCACCATTCTGTCCTTGAGGAGGATCAGTTGGAGGTGTATTACCACTACCTCCTGCACCTCCAGAGTTAGGGTGACCTAAACGACCTCCACCACCTCCAGATCCACCATCACCACCTTTTGCATTTTGTGAACTACATCCAGGATTTTCATTTCCTCCACCACCAGAGCCTCCTCCTGCTGATGTAATTGAAAAGAAACTTGAGTCACTACCAGGAGGTTCAGGTGTTCCTCCTTGATTTCCTGCACCACCAGACGCTCCTCCACCCACGACTACATCATAAACAAATCCTGGTTCTATACTTAAAGCTGATGCTCTTAAAGGAGAAGGTCCAAATCCTGACGCTCTATAACCTCCAGCTCCACCTCCACCACCAGCGTGAGTAGCAGCATCATGAGCACCACCTCCTCCACCTCCTCCACCTACAACTAAAAAGTTTGTTGTAATTGCACTAGGTGTAAAATCTACAACATTTAAAGTTCCTGAACCTGTAAATTTTGCAACTTTTGCTCCACAACCTAAATGAGATATTGTTGATGCACATCCTGGAGATGCAGTAAAAGAAGCTCCTGAAGTTCCTGGAACTCTCGCAACCACGATACCTGAACCACCGGCTGCTCCAGTTCCAATAGTACTATCATAAGATCCACCTCCACCACCACCACCAGTGTTTACTGTACCAGCTGTACCATTTGTATTAGATTGACTGCCTGGTGTTCCTCCAGCTCCACCACCACCAGCTCCTCCTGATCCAGAAGTAGGAGTACCACCACCTCCACCACCTCCAGCATAAGTTGTTGCTGAACCTAAAATTGCGTTTGGTGCTCCTGCACCTCCATCTCCTCCTTTTGGAGCGGATGCATTACCACCTACAGCAGTAGCTCCACCACCACCTCCACCAGTTCCTGGAGAAGGACCATTTCCATCTCCACCATCTGAACCTTGCGGTGGACTTACTGGAGGAGTATTACCTGATCCTCCTGCTCTAGGTCCTGAGTGTCCAGCTCCACCACCTGAACCACCATCACCACCTGCAGCTGGAGAAGCTGCTCCTATTCCACCACCTGTTGATGTAATTGCACTAAAAATTGAATCGGTTCCTGCACCAGAACCTCCACCGGCTCCACCAGATCCTACTGTTATTGAATATGCTCCTAAACTTAAACTTTGTGCTGTGCCTTGTAATGGACTTGGACCATATCCTGATGCACGATAACCTCCGGCACCACCTCCAGCACCTCTATTAGGTCCACCACCTCCACCACCAGCGACTACCATATAATCTATATCTATTTCTCTTACAGGCCATATGCCTTGTTCCAATTGATCAAATTGATCACTAAGACTCCAGACTCCTGAAGCACATTTAAAAGATTCTTTTATTATAACTACTCCTGGACCACCAGTTCCACCAGCTGCATTAGTTGATGCTCCACCACCACCGCCACCAGTATTGGCTGTTCCAGCGTCTCCAGCTCCACCTGGATTTCCACCGCCGCCGTCTCCACCACCACCAGCTCCACCGCTTCCACCAGTACAAGCAGATCCATATGAAGATCCACCACCGCCACCACCTGCGTAAGTTACAGAAGCTCCTGTAATACTGTTTGCTGTTCCTGCTCCACCAGCTCCTCCTGGTGCTCCTGAACCTGGTGTATTACCACCAGCACAACTAGCACCACCGCCACCACCACCACCAGCGACACCTGCGTTAAATCCATTTCCACCATTTTTACCTTGAGGTGGACTTACAGGAGGTGTATTTCCAGTCCCTCCAGTTTGTGGCCCAGGAGGGTTTGAACCACCTCCACCACCTGATCCACCATTTCCACCGTTTGCTTCATTAGCACCATAACCACCACCCGCTGATGTTGTGCCTTCAAAAACTGAATTATTTCCAACGGATCCTGGATTATTTCCAGGAGAAGAACCACCAGCTCCACCACCACCTATTGTGACTGGCATTGCATTAGTTAATGAAATACATGTTGCGGTACGATAACCACCAGCTCCACCACCACCTTGACCATTACCAGTTGTACTTGCTCCACCGCCACCACCTGCAACAACTAAAATTTCTGAAGCTGTTTTGGATGTACAGTTAGCTCTGTTAAAAGTTCCTGTTGCTGTAATTGTTGTTACTTTTGTAGTAGGAGTTGAGAGACATTTAACTGGTCCAATTATTCCGCCATTTTGCGCCATAATTAAAACCTCCTACGCGTCGTTTATAACTTCATATGAAATAAATAAATCTAAATCAGAAGCAGCGCTTGCTCCGCCTTTTAATATGTCACCTTCCATAAGATAGATAGGTGTATCGACCAATACTAACGTTGCGTCAGCTGGCACTGAAACTGTTTTTGCTAAATATACTGTTGCGTCTGCTCCAGTTGTTGTAACTCCTGTTGTACCAGATCCCATTCCGTCTACAAACAAACTTACGTCTGCTGCATTTGTTCCGTCAACATTTGCTACTGTTACTCTATTTAATTTTACGACTACGTCTGCTGCTACTGTCATTAATGTGTCAGTTGCTGATGCAGACAAATTCCATCCAGCGTTACCGCCTAGGATTGTTGTTACTGCTACTATATTTGGGTTTGCCATAATTTAATCCTTTTATCCGAAAACAATCGCCATTGCAATCGCTTTTCCTGTTGTTATACCAAAAGATGATGTTGATGTAAACCCTAGAGTTCCAGACCCATCTGTTGTTACTAAAGCTTGATCAGCAGAGCCTACACCTGCTGGTAATGTTAATGTGTAAGAACCACTAACTGTTGTTGGTGCATCTATACCAACAAATGCTGAGTTATCAGCATCATTAAATTTTATTGGATTATTGTTAGCTAAAACAATTTCTGAAGAATTAGCCATGACATCAACAATGTCAGGGTTTGTTCCATCATTAGCTGATGCATAAACAGTTTTAATTCCTTTATCTGTAGCTGAAAAAGTTGTGCTGCTTCCTGAACCAGATACATATTTAAATTCAACTGTATAAGCTCCAGAAGTAGAATTTTTTAAAATGTAAAAAGTTTCTACATCTAATGGAATTCTTATAACTCTATTTCCAGTAATTGATCCTGTAAATTCTATAATTTTTTGTTGTGCAGTTCCTGTTAAAGCACCATCGTCTACATCTAAATCTTGATTACCTGCTCCACCAGCGATAGATAAAGTAGCAAAGCCACCTGTTAATTGTTCTATAAGATTTAAATTGTTATTAGTTTTTGTTCCCCAAGTACCGGCATTTTCGCCAGTTACCATTAGTTCTATACCAAGATCCGTGTATGATGACATTATTATTCTCCTAATTGTTGTTATTTATATTGGGTATTTAGTTTTAAGTCAAACATAAATTATGCTGTTTTAGTTGTATATCCTGTGCTGGTTTTAGGTGTCTGTGTTGAATACCCGCTAACCGAAGTTTTAGGACTTTTTGTAGTATATCCTGTGCTTGTTTTAGGATCAAGTTTTCCATAATATTTAAGAATTAATCCATCAGCATTAACACTGGCTGTTAATTCTTGACCAGTTAATCCTATAGTCATAGGTGTAGGAGTTATACTTCCTGTTGCTGAAGTAACAGAGACACCGGTTAATGGAACTCCTATTGCAGGAATAATTGAACCCGTAGAAGAAGTGGCTGATACACCTGTTAATGGAACTCCTATTCCAACAGTTAAACTACCAACTGCCGAAGTTGCTTGTTGACCTGTTGGTTGTTCTGTAAGAGCATCAAGAATTATTCCACCAACTGATGATGTTGTACTAACTCCTGTTAGTCCTATAGTCATTTCTGTTGGAGAAAGTAATCCTACGTTTGATGTAGCACTTTGACCTGTTGGCACTACTGTGCAACTTATATCAAGAGTTAAACTACCAACACTAGATGTAGTTGATACTCCTGTTATAGGTACAAAATTTTCTATTGCAGCTGTTAATGATCCAACACTAGATGTTGTACTTAATCCTGATAGTTGAACTAATTTATTAAATGAATCTCCATAAGGCTCTTCACCCCAACCATTTCTACCCCAACCAACTAATGTACCTGCATTATCAAAACTTCCTAGTTCTGTTAAAGCTTGTTGACCTGTTGGAATTACAATTGATTCTATAGCTAGTGTAAGAGAACCAACACTTGATGTTGATTCTAAACCTGTTGGTATAACGGTTTGAATATCTAAAGCAGTAACACTTCCAACTGATGTTGTTGATTGTACTCCTGTTGGTTTTGCAGAATATTCTACACCCCAACCAGAATTGCCCCATTCTTGTCTACCCCAACCTTCTTGATTGGCTGCTTCTACACTACCTACTGATGAAGTAGTTCCTACACCTGTAATAGAAATTATAACTTGTGATTGAGTGCCCCAGGTATTTTGTCCCCAGGTTGTGCCGGATTCATTCCAAGAATTGGCCATAAGGATTTTCTCCTTATGCTATACGAAGTATTGCGTTAGATGCGTCTGCTGCTGGGAATTGAATTGTAAATGTTCCAGAAGAAACTGTTTTGTCTCCACCAAATGCAATGGCACAAACTGATTGATCACTAGATGCTGAATCATTAAATATTAAACAACCGTTAGCTGTAAATGAAGCTGATGTCCAAGAAACATCTGCAAAATCACAACATGCAGTATCAGTAGATAAAGCAGGAGTTACACTTGTAAGTGCTTTTCCTTTTGCTGTGTATCCCCCAGTTGAAGCAACTTCATTAGAAGTTGTATAAGCTGTTGTTGATTTATTTAAAGTTGCTGAACTTGTGTATAAAGCTAAATTAAATGTGTTTCCAGATGATGCTGTAAAATTATGTATACCCTGTAAAACTTCTACTTTGAATGAGTTACATACTGCTGATGTTATTGCCATAAAAAATCTCCTAATTACTGAGGCGGTGACTCGATTGGTATTCTTATTGTTCCATCCGTGTAATCGTCTCGTCTTCTTCTTCCAACTTGCATTGCTGCAAACTTTTGTAGTTCAGTTTTATATCTATTTTCATATAGTGTCAACATGTCTGTTGGGCCTTTTAAAAACATAAATGCTTCTACTAGACATGCATATAATAAGCCTTGAGGGAAGTAATTACTAACGTAAGTTCCACTGGTATTTGTTTCTAAACCAGTTGGTTGAGCATTATAATAAATAATATATTTGTAATTTTTATCTGGTGTAGGTGCTACATATATTGCTCCTGAAGTAGCTGTATTAGTACCGGTTGTGGCACCCCCATACATAGAATAATATTTAGGAAGTCCTGTTGTATCTTGAGCTGCAGTGCCTCCTTCAGTGCCTGTTAACTCTCCTACGTATTCAGATATGAAAGTTTGATCACGTCTTTCTAACCATACTCCTTCACCTGTAGTAGCTGATGTTGAATCAAATACTTGAACACCTCTTATAAATAAAGCTTTAGTTGGAACTGTAATACTATTAAAATCTGTAGCGAATTGTGCTTCTGATCGAATTCTGTCTGAATCCATTGGAATATCTAAATTAATTCTATGTTCTGCATTTTCTAAAAATCTATTTATAACAGCAGCAGTAAATACATTAGCATCTACCTCTGTATAGTTTCTAATATCTGTTGTTAAATTTGCGTAAGTATATCCAGCCATAATTAAGCTCTATCATTTAACGGTCCAATTGTACACTGAAAACCGCCTCCTGTTGCTGTGCTTGAAGCATTAGATACTAAAGGCACTGTTATAGAATTATATTGTGTTTCTGTAGCTTGACTACCATTAGGTAAAGTTGGACCAACTGCTACAGTAGTAGCAATTGCTGTTGCTAAATAAGATCCATAAACTTTTGCTCCTGTTGCATGTGCATTAGCTATTGTGTTTGCAAAAGTTATTCCTCTAAAAGGAGCGGCAGATCCACGTTCACATCCTGTTAAAGTATGTGTAGATCTTCCTGTATATTTAATTGTTTCATTTACATATGTACCAACTAATAAAGGATTAGTAATTACACCTGAAGTTAAATCAGCTTGTGTATAAACTTTTTCTATAACAATATATCCTGAAGTTGGAAAAGCAGAACCGTCGGCTAAAACAATAGAATTAACAGAATTATTTATAGCTCCATTTAATGTTGTAGATAATTCTAAAGTAGGAACTGCAACACCACCTACAGAATTTTTAACAGCTTGAAATCTTACATAAGATGTTCCTTCATGTATTTGATTAGAAGGATAAGATACACTTAAAGTTGGAGAACCACCTGTTGTTGTAAATGGATTGTTAGGTAAAATATCTTGTACTGGAAACTCTACTCTAGCTGGTCTTGCATGCATTAATCCTTGTGGGTCAGCTCCTACAGGATGTGGTTCTAATTGTGGTTGCTTAGGTTCAAATTCAGAAATATGTACCCACGCACCAGTCCATTCTTTCACCATTTCTCGATATGGAAAAGCTGCTCCTGATCTATCAGATATTGCTAATGCTCTACTACCTTTTGCGAATCTAGCCATTATACATTTGGATAGTATGTCTTCGGAGTAATGTATGTGCTAGCTGGAGAACCATCTTCAGATAGTGCTCGAGCTAATTCATCCTCGTACAACAACTTCATCTCCTGTGTTCTTTGTGGTGCAAATTTCATAGATAAATAATATGACAGTCCTGAAACCATGCATGGTACAAATCTAAAAGGTGCATCACTTGCGTTAGTGTATGATCCTGCATCTTGAATTCTTTTTACGTAATAAACATTTAAAAAATTTGATGCAGCCGTTGCGTTAGGCATAGGATAAATAGTAATTGTAACTTTATCTATAAATCTCTGTACCCAAAATTGTGAAGGTGTTCCAAGTGATGCTTTGTTTGCTGTTGCAGAATAAGCATCTCTTGCAACTTTAGTTAAACCAATATCTGATTGAGATGTGGTATTATAATTTTGTCTATAAGTAACATTTAAAATATCTGAAATACCATAAACGTTTGCTGTTGGAACTGTTGTAGCTTGTGGTGGTTCTCCACCTCCAGGAACATCTGAAGAATTTCTATAAAAAGTATAAATACCAGAACCTTCAGCAGTAGCATCAACATTGGTTGATGAACCTACAACTAAATTAATATTAGTATTTCCTACTTCCCAAAAATGAATTCCTCTATTACCCCATTCTTGAAAAAGAATATTTAAAGACCTTCTTGCAGTTTTTAATTGATGTCCTGCTGTACCAACCAAACCAATACGTTCATACGCATCAGCTATAATTTCATCGATTGAAAAGTCCTGGTCAAAACTGTAGGACTGTGAGGA